TTCCTATCACCGTGTTACTCGTTTATCGACTACACCCAGGCGATAGGTCGCACCTACCGCAACGGTCAGTCTGAGAAATGCACGTTCTATCAGCTCAGGGCTATGCATACTATCGACGCTGCGATTTATGCGGCACTCGACGAGAAGAAGGATTTTGACGACCGCTTGGTTGGTGTCGATAACATAATGGAGGTATTAGGATGATGATTTACTACGATGAATACACAACTATGCCCGACTGGAAGTGGTATCGCAACCCTGTCAAATGGTGGCGGTGGCGACAAATATTGAAGCGCATTGAAAAAGCTATCGCTAAAGGTAAAAAGGACGGTACGATATGGATGAGCTCAACTCGCTCCTAAGTTTCGCCTGGCAAGAGGTTGACGGCTTCCCTGGGTATTTTGTTAGCCCAGAGGGGTTAGTGAAAAGTGCGAGACGAAAAAACGAAAAATTACTTGCGCCTGCTATAAATAAAAAAGGGTATCTACAGGTTGCGTTTTGCGTCAATTATAAGATGAAGTCCACGACCGTTCACCGTCTTGTAGCTCAAGCGTTTATACCAAATCCTGACAATAAACCACAAGTGAATCACATTAACGGTGTTAAAACCGATAATCGAGTCGAGAATTTAGAGTGGTCAACCAATCAGGAAAATGTTATACATTCATACGAAGTATTAGGTCGAATAAAGAATACGCCACCGTATAGAGGAAAGAAAGTTCGCTGCATTGAGACAGGGGTCATTTATGCTTCAACTCGTGACGCAGACCGAGCTATTGGACTAGGCTATAACAATGTTTCACAGGCTGCAAGGGGTATCAACCCTACCGCCGGTGGCTTTAGATGGGAGTTTATATAATGGATGAACTACAGGAATTGTTGAGTTTTCAGTGGCTCGGGTCGAAAAAGAATAGGTGGACATCCGACAAGTGGGGTGATAGTTCAAATTGCCGACCACTCGCGCAGAGCACGCGACCAGCCAACGCACTGCTGACCGGCTACCGCCAACTCGACAAAACGGGACGATGGAAATTGATCGCGGTTGACCTCGACCGAAAAGACAATTGGGATGAGGTTATCGAAACATATAAGGCGCTCGACTTGCCGCAGTCACTAACAGTGCAAACCCCGAGCGCAGGCTACCACGTCTTCTTCTGGGTACTGAAGGACATTCCAGCCCAGAACATTAACGACGACCGTCATTGCAAGAACTTCGAGCTGAAAGGCGACAACAGCAATATCACCGCGCCAGGCAGTGTGTTTGAGTGCGGCTCAAGGTATTACATCGTCCGTGATATGCCGATAGCGAGGCTACTGGCGGGTGAGGCGTACAGGTTATGTAAGCACCGTCAAGAATGGCGACCACCCAAGCTGCCAGAGGACTTCGTACCCGACAAGGGTGATATCGACGCGTTCGCTAAACACTTAGACGAACGAGCCCGTCGCAACCCTCGAGGCTGGCAGGTGCGATGCCCTGTCCATGAAGACCGACGTTCGAGCGCAGTCCTCTTTCATAGTGGCTGGCTGTACTGCAGCGGATGCGGCCATAAGGAGCAAATGGTGAAGAAAGAAGTATAATAACAATTGGCGGTATCGTGGCTGTGTTTTGAGTATCGAATATTCACCCGAAACACTGGCATAAAACGAATACAAATCCAGGGCAACAAATCGGAAGATCGCCAGCCCTATAAACAACGGAGGAGAGAATTATGAGAAAAGGCAATTGGATATGGATGCCACATTCAGGGCATTTTATTTTAGGCGACAAGTGTCGCTTTGTTTTGAACACATACGTCGGCAGTTATATCGTTTCGACAATTGGTGAGCTTTGGAATGACCAGGCGGTTCGTAGGATTCACGCATCGGTTCACGACGACGTGTACGGTACGGCGTGGTACGAAGAAAATCAACATCTCAAGGGCGATAATTTCGATGCTGCATATATGAGACAGTACGGTTTTGATAATCTTGGCGCTGGTGAACGAAAATATGAGACTATGGTATTCCCAGCTAAGAAGTCGAGCATTAACTGTTGCCCCTGGGTGATGGTGAGCGGTGAAGATGTTGATTTCCGCGGCTATGAAGACCCGAAGGCAGCTCGTCTTGGTCACATGGAACTGTGCGAAAAATGGGCGACAACCGATAAAAAGACAACAGTCATCAAGCAACTACCAGGTCAAACCAGCATAGAGGAGTTACTAAGATGAGCAAGTTTATTACATGGTCGTGCATTATTGGTATCGTGGCGCTCATCTCGGCTATCGGTGCGTATAGCGCGGCGTTTTATGCCGCCTCGCAACACAGCCCGTCACCAATAGTATCAGCGACACCCGTTATTGAAATGCCAACCTCAAGTGAAGTAGAGGCTGAGGTTAATAATTTTCGTCAAGCTCAAGGATTGTCACCTATTTTTAGTGATAGCGCCGTACTCGATACTGCAGCTCAAGCTCGTGCTGAGCAGATGTGCGCCGATAACGACTGGAGTCACGATAAGGCATGGACAGTGCTCGACCCGCTATATAGCTACTCACACGCTAGCGAGAACCTATACTACGACTATCTAAGAGAGAACCAAGCGATAAGCGCGGTTAAGACCTGGAGCGAGTCGCCAGGACACCTTGAGAATATACTCAAAGACCACGCTGAGATGGGTATTGGGGTGAAGTCATGCCCAGGCTTTCAGGGTTACGACACTGCCGTTATAATAACCAACTATTTTGGAGTACCGCGATGAAAAAACGACGAGAATGTATCGATCATAAAATGTGGTACAGAAACTTTACCATAGCATTTTGGCTGCTGCTCGCTATGGCATGGTGTCTTATCATCTTCACAGAATCCACCTGGCAATCCCTCTTATTTATGGCGGGCAGTCTCGTCTTCTGGTATCTACGGGGTCGAAATGAGATGCGACACGCCGAGTGGCATCTTGAAAACGATGAAGAGGTAAAAGATTATGATTTTAAACCATAAGGAGATCTTATGACCCAGATAGATGATACCCAGAACGATGCCGAACTAGACGCACAGATAGATGGCATATTCGCTGAAATCCTGGTTTATGCAAGTATAGGCAAGATTACAGAACCATTAAGTAGAGCCAAAGCCTCGCTTCTAGCCCTCATAGCCTCCTGTGAACAAGCAGCGGAACTGCGGGGGAGAGAAAGCGAGACAGAATACTGGCGACAGTCAGGGTTTCTGCCGTTGTTTGATGCAGATAAACGCCTCATGGAATTGGAACTACAAGCCACTAAGCCAGAGAACATTCTAGGTATGGAGATGAAGACCGACGAGAAACTGAAAGATAATCAGGTTAGGTTCGAGCATCCCGACGGCAGAGTTGAGGGGTTTGAGCTACCTACTAAGCCAGAGAAAGAGACAGAAGAATGAACCAACTTGTCTATAAGTACTTTATGAGGGAGTTCCTATGACCATGCCTGACCAAGCACCACGGGGCGCTCGAGAAGTGCCGCGCTGCCCTAAATGCACGTTCGCTACCGCTCAACGTCGTGCGAAAGGCGGATGCCCCTACTGCAAGTTTACACAGAACAACTCCCAAGCACCACAGACGCTAAAACAGGCTCTCTCTCAGACCATTCAGATAACTCGCATAGGTAGAGCCACCGACCCTAAGCCCGAAGACAAAATCTGGTTTACGACACAGATGCAAGACCTGTTTGTGCTTGATACGACAGCGACAGAAGCGGCCCTTACCACCCTCATAGAGACAGTGATAGGTGAGGACTTAGACCAAGTGCCCGAGGAGTATCACGAAGAACACTTTGTCATACAGGCCGTTAATCACCACAAGGCCGAGCAACGTAAACGACTAAAGGAGCTGCTATGAGTAACGAATACGGTAATCAAGGTGGATGGGTAAACGTATGAAACCCACCTCACAGCCTCAAGACCACGTACACGACTACAAAGCGACCAAAGCAGGAGCGTATTGGAAAGTCTGCTCATGTGGTGCTCGCAAGCATTTCGTGGAACCTCAAGGGTCTGTAGATAGCCCACTCAAACACAACTGGGTTCCCCTATGTAGCGATATAAACACTCACTGGTCACAAACTTACCACTGGTGGAGGTGTGCTAACTGCGGTGATGAAACAGAACACACCAAGCACGACCAAGTGATGCCTGTGATGGATGGGTGCAAATCTAAAGAAAAGGGCAGCATCTTCCCGTTGGCATCTGTATGAAAACCCCACAAACAGACGCTCCAAACTTTGAACATAAAACCCCCAATGTAAAGTTAAAGCTTGAAACTGATATAAGGAGCGCTCAAGAAGATGAGCTAAAGACTAAGTTGTACGAAATGGTGGATAAGTACCTAGACAACGGTGGCCCTGCTGAGTGCGTTCTGATGGCTCGTAAAGACCTAGTGAGAAACGCCCAACGCTTCACTCACCCTACCCAGGAACATGAGTTAGATACGACACTCAAAACCCTATGGGAACAAGCGCAGATATGGCCAGCGGGCGAGTACTCTACCGAACTGCCTAGAGCGCAACGCATTATCCAAGCTGAAATATCCAAGCAGAGGGAGCAAGCTCAACAGGAATTACTGGATGGCCTCGAGCATGTAGTTAGGCAAACTAGCGCTAGTCTCTTATATGGTGACAGAGTATGGATAGACAAGACTTCGCTCATGGGCTTCATCAACTCTAAGCGGACAAGGGGTAGTAAGTAATATGATAAAATGGATTGGTGAATATACCGATTGCCTTCGTGCGTTCGCGCAAGAAGATACAGGTAGAAGTCGTTGCTCCCGAGTGGAGCGAATACATTGAACACTGAGACACCAACAACAGACACAATGGATAAAACGACCCCTGACGAGCGAAAAGCTCTTGTTGGCTTTTGCGAAAAAGACCAGCAGTGGTACAGGTTTATTGACGGCGAAGGTAAGCGGATTTGCCCTGAGTGTGGCGGTAGGTTTTCTACTCGAGTTGGCTTTCAAATAACCAGCCAACGGACGTTTAACCCGAGTGCCAAGAAGATGACCAAAGCCCAACTCAAGAAGATGGGTATGGGCGCGTAAAACGTATATATTTTGCTATGTACGTTTTTTCATTTTAGGCGTATGCTGAGAATAGTTGGAAAGTCCAACACAAACACCACAGGGGGATGATTGCCGTGAAGCACATCATCAACGGCTGTCCAGTCAACCTTCGCTCGCTGAGCACCGAGCAACTCGACAAGCTCATCGACGCGATTCCTGACCGGCTCGACCGGATTCAGGACGAGATGGACTCGCTGCAGGGTGAGCGCATCCGTCGCAACAACCGTCACTTGCGAGTGGTCGCGTGAAGCGCCAGAGCAAGCCCAAGCGTGACGATCGTTCGTTCCACGGACGACCGAAGCGCGACCGGAAGCAGCTCAAGAAGGTGCGACGGCACTTGGCTGAGAGGCGGTGAGCCTCGACGGGGGCATATCTCGGTGTTGGTCTCTAACCGCAAATGGAGACCCTTAAAACTAAAAGGGGAAACAAACATGAGCGAATTCATAGATCACGGACACCTCGAGTGGAGTGATGATCGACTATTTGATGAAGTGCAGGATGTCGTCGAGCTGCTGAAAATACCTCGCACCGAAGAACACCGCACCCGATTACAGCGCCGACTCGCTCGAGCCACATTCGAGCAGATGCAACGCTACGCTGACCGCCACCCTGAAGCCGTCATATTGGAACAAAGCGATGCCAGAGTCAATGGATGAGCGTGAGCGCTACATGGCGAACCCACTTCGCTTACTGCGCTGTGCGCTCGAGCTTGGGAAGTTTGCTCGCCGAATAAATGACGAGGCTCTGCCATATAACGAAATTAACTATCCGCCGATAACGAACGCCGAAGCGCCGGTGGCAACCGAAGCTGAATTACTATAAAAAAGAGCCCTAACTACGAGTAGGGCTCTTTTTTGCTGTGTCGGTTATTTTACGACATAAGGTTTTTTGCCTAAAGATGGGTTAGAGTACCTCTTTTTCGGCTTTCAATCGGCTCACCCACTGGTTATACGCCAGGGCAGCGACGACGGACACGAACAAAAGCTGTCCAAGCAAATGACCAAGGTCTACGAACGTAAAGTCAGGCTTGACGACGATGAGTGCCGCCACAAACGACACGATACCGTTTACCCATGCAGGGTATTTACTGGTAAACGCAACTGGCACAAGCTTTAAAAGCTCCGTGATGACGAGTACCGCTGCGACTGATAGTGCTGTTGCTGATGCTAAATCAAACATTTTATTTCTCCTCTACTTGTTTTCGTTCTCGGGTCTGACGAATCGAAAATTCGTCGTCACTTTTTTTTGATAATTTATCTAGCTCTGCTTCCGCTTCTTCGCGGGTTTCAAAACCTTCACTGACGACCTCGCCCCCAAGACCTTCGCCCAGCTTTACGACGTGGAACGTATCAGTAAACTCTATACCGTCCTTCTTCGCCCGCTTCAAAGCCTCTTCTTCAGTGACTACTTTCTCTGCCATAATATTCTCCTTATTTCTTCCCGAAACTGGCAATCCAGTCGGTTATGGTTTTTATTAGCGCCTTGAGCCCCGCAATCTCCGCGTCCTGCAGGTCGTCACGACTCGGCACGGTTGGTACTGGCGTCGGTGTTGGGGTCGGCTTAGGTCGGTACTTCTCGACTACTTCAGCCGTTACGTCTTTGCCTGCCAGGGTAATCGTGCCTGTCTTGCCGTAGAACTCCCAGCCTGAGTAGGCATTTTTATCGCTTGAGTACGCACCCTTTTGGACGTCACCGTGCTTCAGGCGGTACAGCTGGTCAGGCGTGGCGGTCGGTGGAATCGGGTTGAGCACAGGCGGCTTCACCAGGGCTGATGGGCGAGGTTCACCAAAGAAGTCGCAGATACCGTTGGCAATACCTTCGGCGTAGCGAGCGTCGGCGGCATCGTCGAGCGGGTCTTGCTGCATAAAGCCAGCCTCAACCAGAACGGCTCGCTGATTGGTGTTGGTAATCAAATAGAAGCCGCCCTGCTTTACGCCACGGTTACGCAGACCACTCGTGCGAGCAAGCTCGTTGTTAATACAGGTAGCCAGGCGAGTCGTGTCAGCATCAGGGCTGAGCGGTGTATAGGTCTCAACACCCGTTGCGCCAACGGTCGAGTTCTTGTGGATTTCGACGTTGATACCGTCGTCCAAATTGGGCAGACGTGAGTTAATCCAGTTCTTCGAGTCAACATAATCAAGATTGTGAGGTACGACATCGACAAAGACATTCGGATGCGGCAACAGTAGATCGTGGACACGGTTCGTAATCTGTATCGTCTCATCGGCCTCGTTGCGCCCCTGTCCTTGTGCGCCAGGGTCAGCCGGTGAGTGCCCCGCGATGAGGATTGCATATTTTTGTATTGCCATGTTTTTATCTCCTTACGTGCTGTTCTTATTCTACCATCTGGCAGTCAATAAACATATTCGGGTAGTGGTAGCATGGGCGCAGAATTAGCCGGTCGATAACAGGGAAGTAGTAAATTATAAACAGGACGACAAGCGCCAGTAGACCAATAAGAACTCTCTGTATTATTTTTGTTGTTTTGCTCATGCTTTGTACTATAGACCTAATTACTCAAAAAATCTACCGACAAATGGTAGTCGGCTGAGTGGGCTTCGGCTGTTGGTGCGAGCAGGTGTCTCGTCGTCGGGTGGTGCTCCAGCGGCGACTGGCTCGTTTGGGGCTGGCTGGACTGACTGCGGTGATGACTGGGTCGCCCTGGGAGCCTGATTTGGGTTCGGATTACCAAGTTCACTCGGGTCGGTTACGCCAGGGATGCCACAGTCATCGAGCATCTTGGCGGTTCGCTGTTCGATTGGTAGTAGGGAAATGACCGCCACACAGCGGATGTAATTCTGCGTCACGAGCTCCTGTGCTTCAGTCTCGGCGAGCGCCCGATCGAGGCGTTTGCGTGATTCTTCTCTTGCCTCTTCTCGAGCGACCTCTTGACGCTTGAGTTCGGCGGTTTGTGCCTTCGCAAAGTCACCCTGGAGGGTTGCCACTTGGACGATAATCACGATCAGCATGATAAAAGCAAAGGCGAAAAAGACCCTCACAGAGTTGTGATAGAGCTGATCGGCGCGATTGAAGCTTACCTCTGCTTTGGTCATATTTTTCATTTTCCTTCTTTGTTGGCAAGAGCCTTGGTCAACTCAGTTATAGCACTTATGAGTAATTGATGCTGTGAAGTAATTAACTTTGTTAGGTTATCCAGCGGTAGAGCCTTCTCAGCCTTGAGCTGGGCAATTTCAGCAGTCTGCTCTTTGCTCAGTTTCTCGAAACGGTCACGGTCTGACTCAAGCTGTTCGACGCGCTCCTTGTAGTCTTTGTTCGACTCGCGCAGTAGCGTGACGAGGCTCTTTTGCCGATAGGCAAAGAACCCCGCAATTGTTGCTCCGAGCGTAGAACCGCCAGTGATTGCGACTGCCAGTGTTGCAATTAAATTTCCGTCCACATCGGTTTCCTATAGGAGTGCGTTGTCCGCGTACATGGTGAAGGTAACATTCCCGTTCATGGCTCCCGATACAGTTCCAGACCCAGTTATAGGGCGGTAGTACATGTTGTAGGTAGTGGCGGTAAGGAGCGAAGCAGATGTAGAGCGTGAAACATTTGCTAAAACATAGTTGTAGCTTCCTCCTTGAATGTAAAGCCACGCACCGAGGAAGCCAGGGATAAGAGGAGTGCCACCGTAGGTAGGGTTCGTACCCATCCAGAAAAACGCTTCCGCGTTAACCGTCGCACTGGTTGAGCTATGCTGTAAGTTGCCATCATATCCAACCGTCCACTCTCCAACAGGTGTAGGAAGATTTACAGGGAATGTGGATGTTCCTCCTAGCGCACCACCGACAGTAACCCCCGATACAGTTAGCATAGCGACACGCCATTTATCTCTTTGTCCTGGAAACCCATACGGACTCTTCGCGGTCGAGTAGCTCGTCGAATCGACTCCGCCGACTGTCGGAATCGTACAGCCTTCAGGAACTTGAACGATAACGGTCGTGTCTGGCGCAGTATAGCTGACCTTTTGCACGATGCCGTAGTCAATGGTAGAAGAAATAGCACCGCCCGCTTGTCCACCGAACGGTGAGTCAGCGTTTGTCGCCGTAGCACCGTTATTTGCGGTCAGGTTATTTGCGGTGGCAACCTTGAGGTCGTTCGCGTTACCGCTAAATGAGTAGGCTGATATAAGGTTCGGCTCAGTGCCGGTAAGCCCTTGAGACATATAGCCACGCAGAGTTGCTTGAGTGATTTTGGCTGATGATACGAAGGCTTGATCGATTTTACCAGGGAAGAAGCCTGTGCCGTTTGCTGAGCCGACTTCTAAGTTTCCTGCTTGGACTAAGGCAATCGGATTTGTACCCCCTCTAAAAATTCCTATAGGTACTTCTACGCCGTCGAACATAACGTACATAGTGGTAGAGGTGGATGTAAATGCCGACATGTCCATCTGCGCTGATATATGCACCCACTTATTTAGAGGAAGGCTCTGGTATGTGTACATGCCACTGACATTACTAGAGCCGCCGTTTATACCGTAGAACTGAACTGTTCCGTTTGCCCCAACGAATAACCTCCAACCAGAAGTACCATTGTAGCGAGACATGATATTAACCTCACCAGATGGATAACTGCTCAACTTTACCCAAGCCCCTGCCACAAAGTCATCCGTAAACGTCATACCTGAAACTGATACCGAAGGTCGGCTCCAATACTGATTCGTGCCGTTAAGCGAAGTAGATTGGGTTGGGGCGGCATTAGTTCGGACAGTACGATAGCGCGCACCAGGCGAGAGCCTGTCAGAGTAGTCTACCCCAGGGTAGATTATCGAGTAGGAGCGTTGGCCGTTGTTGACGATCGAGCTAGGTAGGGTTGCAAGTGGAACATACTCGGTAGGTGTACCACTGATGTTGAGGGCGGTCTGAACTGCCGAGGTCTTCATTGTACCGTCAGGGTTTAATGAACCCAGTAGGGCATCAACCAGACTGTTACCCCAGAATGAAGTTGGTACACACTCGACGAAATCACCGATGTCGTTGCCAATATCGGTGTAGCCTGGCGCAAGCGTCAGGTTGGTTAGGGTGTTGTTATCTGGGTTGACCAGGGCTTTCCAGCTCGTCTGGTTTGTCACAGATACCGTGCCTGTTACAGGGTCAACCGTTTTCTTGTAGGTGATAAAGTAAACGGGAGTGTCTAGAGCAAAATTACTAAGGTCGTAGCAAGCCAAAACCGCCTCGCCTACTGTGCGAGCGGTCTTTACTGTTGTCGCAAGAGCGTAGTCTGTCGGAATACTCGGTCGTCCGAACTTATCTGCGATAGTTGCCATAGTGGTTAGACTCCCAGTACGAGGTCACTACCCTCGGTTTTCTTTTTCACTCCGAGGTCTTTTTCGTTGACTGCGAGGGCGCGTACGGCAAGGTTGCCTGGCATCGTGCCTGGCGTGACGCCTGCGCCTACTGGTGTTACCCCTGTCGCGCCCGCACCAATGGCGGCGGTGTCATATTTCGCGATGTCCTGGGTGTAGTCGGCAAGCTCTGGTGTTGCCATTGATCGGGCTTCGCCCGTGTAGCTTGGGTTCATAAACGGTGCTTTCGCCACGAAGTCATTGAGACCGTTGGCCTCGTTCATTATTGCTTCTCGTTCACCCGTGCGTTCAGCGGCGTTATAGACGTCAGCCTTCTTGTGAAGGATATTCTGGCGATTCTGACCCCACGTACGGTCGGCCTCACCCTGCTCGAAACCGAACTGGTCGTCAATTTTTCGCATGTCGTTCTCGTTGCCGACAGTAAATTCGTTGAAAGAGCTATCAAGGTCTCGGTTGTTGCTCGCCTGCGTTGCGTTAGCCTTACGGTTACTCATGTTGGCTGCGTCAAGGATTTGACGAGTCAATGCGCGTGAACCACCGAGTCCAAGCGTCGAGAGTGAGCTGACGAGATTTTCAAGAGTATTGCGAGTGTTGAGGTCAGTGTCGGTCTTCGCACCTGCAAAGTCTTGCAAGGTTGAGAGCTTCTTACCTTCGTATTTACCTTTTTCGCGGTCTCGCTCTTCTTCTTTTTCACGCTTGCTAGTGTCGCGTTTGATGCGAGCTTTCTCCTTGGTCTGGTTTCGGACGGTATCAAGACTGCCAAGTAGCGAGTCAAGGCTTTTGAGCTGTGCTTCGTCGAGAACTTTCGGAGCAGAGGCGGTTCCATAATCAGCGCCAGTGTTGCTAGCAGGTAACGCGCGACCTGTGCCAGCACCCTGAACCTGGCCCCCTCGATTCGGGTCAGCTATTTGAGAGAAGCCTCGGCTACTCCAGTAGCTCGCGGTATTCGCGTCGGCTCGACCGGCAGCGTTTGTACCCTGAGAACCACTGACGTATACTTTTCCGTCAGTACCAATCCAAAACACGCCACCTCTAGGTTGAGGCGCTATGCTCCTTGTGGTTTCTTGGATTTTTTCCCTCCCAGGCATCACCGAGATTGTGCTTAGTGGATTCATTTTTGTTCCCCTTGTTTATTTTCTTTCAGTTTATAAATTAAGTGTATCATACGGCTATATTTTTATCACTCCCTTTTGACTCAAGAACTCAACGCCTGAACCGATGTAGGTGAACAACATGCTCAGGTGCGATAGCTCGTAGTAAGTGTCCTTGGTATTGGCACGAACCGAAAAGCTGATGTACGAGGCGTTCTTGCGTATCTTCTGGGCAATCTTCTTGTCTGATGGGTCTTTGAACCCAAGTAGATCAGCCAGCGTTTTTTCCCAACCTCGAGTGTTCCACGCGCCTTCGGAAAGCAGCGTAGAGTTTGCGACAATCGCATCCCATCCGCTGGTTGCGGCGGTACTTGAAACCGACTGGTTAAACGGTATGATATTCGTCTTGATGATGTCACCGTTCTTGGAGTGGACATTCACCGTCAAAGTAATCACCCCTACCGCCTGGTCAAACTGCCAGATGTTCTTCAGCAAGTGAACCCACTCAATATTATCTTTTGAAAACGGAATCAAACCGCTCTCGATGTACGACTCGAAGACACCGCCGAAATCGGCATGAGTGTGTGAGTTCTTGTAGTAGCGGAGCAGTTTATTGCCCTGGCGGATATAGAGGCTTGGGCTCTCGTTTTTGGTGGATGCCCAACGGAAGATACAGTCAGACTCGATGCGCCAAATTGACCAGATACCACCGTGGAGGATATCGTAGACCCAGATTTCATTATTCGTCTGTGAACCATAAGCAACCGTCCAGTATAGGCTTTCGTCATAATATGCCGCGTATGTGCCGTTGAGGTTCGACTGGCTCAGGTTCAGTACGCGATCACGGATAGCCGAGCTGATAATGTCGGTTGACTGGATGCCGGAGACGTTTGGTTTGACACCAGTAGACTTAAAACCATCCATCGACAGGTAGTAAGCGTTGTTGTTCTCGTGAATGACAGAGAACGGTGCGTCCGTACCGTCGTTACCTTCGCGCTTCTTAAATTGATATGTACCTGTGCTGAAGGTCTGCCCGTTAGCGGTAATACTGTTGGTCGTGGCATACACATCCCAAATTGCACCCTGTCCGGCCATCGTACGGGTAAGCAGGTTGATGCAGGTCGTACCAGCGTTGTCACGACCAAGCGTGATTGCCATCGGTTTTTCGATACCGTTACTGCTGATGATGTAGCTATCGGAACCGTTCGCCGACCCGAAGTAGAGCTCGTTACCGATGTCACCGCCCCAGTACACGAGACCGTCGTTGCCGATCGCCCAGAGGCGACCAGAGATGTTCGTATAGTACCAGGCTTTAATACCTTCAGTAGAGTTCTCCACCGGAGCACTTTGGAGCATCGTGACCGCTCCTGTGTCGGTAAAGGTTTTCTGCGTCACGGGTATGTTCTCAGCAATTTTCAAGTATTCAGTATCAGTCGGTGCGCCCGTGCCTGTTGAGACACCAGCAACATAGACATTCCAACTCTGGGCGTTCGGGTCGATGACGAAAGCTGAGATATTGATAGCAACCGAACGGGCATCGCCCCAGGTGTCGCGAATCGTTGACGAGGATATCTTTACCCATGGGGTCATCATGGTGCTGCCACCGATGCCGTTAAAGGCGACGCGGTAGTAGTAGTCAATCGCGTTCGTACCGCTAAAGCCTGTCGGCGTCGCCGTCGGTGTGGACGTTGGGTTATCTACTTTGACGAGCTGTTTGACGGTGTTGGTAGCGATTTCATAGTAGGTAAAGTTCTGTATACCGTTGCCAATAACAACCACGCCCGCGATTTGCGCGAACGATAAGACCTTGTCCTTGTCGAACGTATAAGTGCTAAACTTTTCCCAGCCAGTCAGGTCGGCTTTTAAAACATAAAGCCATGCGCTAACACCATCGGTGAAGACATTAAGGAGACCTTCGGTGTTGTCGGCTCGCTTGAACGGGAAGTCACAGGCGAGTGGTGTCAGGCCTTCGGGAAGGTCGGGTACATCGCTTGCAGCAAATGAGCCTCGAGGCCGAACAACGGCGTCATAGTCGAAGATGACATTGTAAGCAGTCTTGAGCGCGTCTTCTTGGAGACGGCTTTTTGAGAAGTAGGATATCTGCCCACGCTTCCAGCTGTCAATGTCTTTGACCTGAATATCGCTATCGCTTTTGTTCGCCATATCACAAGTCCTTTAGCGTCATCACATTCATAACGTCTTCCCAAGTACGACCAATCGGAGCGTTGAGCTTCGTCAGGATAAGTGCCTGCATCTGCTTGTTCACGTCGCGCATCTGCTTCATAAACACGGCAGCTTCTTTTTCGTAGCGGTCGGCATTTCGGGCGATAAACGGCACTGGGCTTGAGGCACAGATAAATGTCGCCATTGACGCGACAAGCCATGGCGTGCTGTCTACCAGCACCTCTTGGTCTGCTGTCGCATATGGAGCTGGGTCTTTATAGACGGGGAGGCGGATGGTCGTGCCGAGAATCTTGCTCTCGGTCGCCTTGAGATAGAGTTTATCACCTGCGACGGTTGCGACCTGCGTGTTGCTGGTTGACTGGAATATCGACAGGCTGACCAGCTTGTATTTCGCAACAACGATGTCGTCGCTCATAAAGAAGATGTGGTCGGTCGGTGAGTTAGCGATGTCGATACTGCTGATGTCTGGGATGGTGTACGACAGCGTACCGTCGGCAACAGCGTCAGGTAAATCGAACTCCATGTCAAAAAAGATGCGCCACTTCACGTACGGCATGTGGCAAAGGTTCTTCATCACGATATTCAGCACACGCAAATACGTCTTGAAGTCGTCGCTACTTTCAACGAGTATTTCGTATTCACCGTTTACCTTGGTGTATGCGTCTTCAATGATTTCTTTGACCGTTGACATATTATTACCTCAACTCATTTTTTAGTTTTTCTAGGATTTCAACCACCTCGGCGCAAACGTCAAG